TCCATCACGATGTCGAGCGTGCGCACGCGGGTCACGAACGACCACTTCGGATCGGCCGACAACGTGCGGTTGCCCCACAGGCGATACCCGCCGTCGCGGATGATCGTCGTGATAAACGAGTTGTTCAGCAGGTTCGCGCGGCAGGTCTCGTCGCCGTCGAGGAATTCGATCGGCCGCTTCGTGCCGCTGATGCCGACGATTTCCTTGTTCGATGGCGATGCCCAGAAGCCGATCGCCGCGTCGGTCTGGCAGAACAGGCCCGCAGCGTACGCCGATGCCGGCGCGTCGACGTCCGCGTTCTTCGCCGTGTCCCAGTACCGCACGCCGGGATCGACCAGATACAGACGCTTGCTGCCGAAGTTCTTCGCGTACTGAATCGCATCCTCGTCGGTCTTGTTCGGCCCGTCGATAATCGCGATTGCGCGCAGCTTGGCGGCAAGCTCATCGGCCGCTGTCGCGACCGGCTGCTTGGCGGTATGGCCGGGCGCGATCAGCAACCGCGGCTTCAGGTCGAACAGCGATTTGCCGTCGAGCAGCGCCTGCATGCCGGTGCGCGCACCGCCCGCGGACACGCCACCGATAATCGCGGACGTCAGTTCAGCATCGGTCTGATCGGCTGGAACGCCGACAGCCACCATGACCGTCTTGCTCTGCTTGTAGATGCCCTGAATCGCGCGCGCGATCGGGCTGGATTCGCCGAACGCAGCGGCCGCGTCGTACTCGCTGGTGATGCGCACGGGCACGTTCGGCGCGACGAGGTCCGGCCCCGGCGTGTACGTATCGGCGATGCCGACGACCGACGTCGACGGCACGGCGATCGTGCGCGGGCCGGTGTCGACCAGCACGGTCGTCACGCCGTGATAGAAAGAAGTAGCAGCCATTCAGGTCTCCGAGAAAGCTACAAATAAAAAGGCCGCTCGATGAGCGGCCTGACATAGCGGGAATCGAAAGTCGCGTTACGCCGTCGCTTTCGACTGCGCGCTGACAAAAGGCGGCGGAGACGGCAGGTCTGTATAGGGCCAGCCCGGAAGATCGCCAGCGTCTCGCAACGACTGCCGATAACGGAGCAGCATCGCAAACTGATCCGCCGTGAGGGTTGTTCCATCGCCCAGCAGCTGCTCGTCCTGATGCCGCGAAACGAGCCAGTCTGTCGCCTTCAGAGCCGCGTCGCGTTGCGCTCGCATCAGTTCGGCAGACTGAGCACGCGTGAGCGGCAATGGATCGAGGGCGACCGGCTCGCCGAGTTCGTTGATAACGATTCGCCTCCCACGGGATTGCGCGTCCATCATCTCGGCCCATTGCGCCGCGGTGATTTCAACGACGTCGGAAATGCCGTCCGGCACCGGACTATCGACGCTATCGTAGAAAGCGGTGATCGCGCGTTGCGCGTTATATGCGGCAAATTTTCGGCCCATGTCTCAGTATCCGATTGCGACCCACGAAAAGTTGTTCGCTGCGGCTTGGCTGCAATACACGTTGAATTGCGCTTTGCTGACCGCCTGCCATCCGAAAGTCACGCTCGCACCGACGCTTGCGTATTGGTTCCCGACGACGACCGCCAAAACGGCATTAGGGAACGCTACGGGAAACGCGACGGGCGAGCCTCCGCTTGACTGCGTTGTCCCCTGTCCCCACTGAAAAATCAGCCCGCTCGGTAGCTTCTGGTAGCCGCTGTTCGCCAGCAAAGAAGCGAATGCGCCGGCCATCTGGAGTTGCGCGGAACCGGATACCGGAATCCAGTAGCCCACCCCATTCGCCTCAATGGTCAATGTGTCGCCCGGCAGCATGACGAGCGACGTTAGCCCTACAGACGCGGCCCCTACGATCCGATCGCCACCACTTGCCGCGATCGTCACATTGGCACTGCTGTTGTTCAAAAATTCGACGCGGCATCCCAACATCGTGGCCGTCTGCGCCACCAGTGTGACAACGTATGGCGCCGAACCCTGCAGCTCAATGGTTTGGCCAACATGGGCTGCAGTTAGCGCCGTGCTCGTAGCCAGATAGGTGATGCCGCTAGCCTGCATGCCGGCTAGCTTCACCGCTTCCATTGTCGCGATGCGCTTTGACTTGTCGAATTGTGGCGGCGTCGTCGCGGTCGGCGCACCGGTCAACGACGGTGAGTCGATCGATGCCTTCAGAGCCAACTGATTCGCGATTGTCGTCGCGAAGTTCGGATCGTTGCCGAGCGCCTTCGCGAGTTCGCTCAGCGTGTCGAGCGTTTCCGGAGATTGCGCTACCAAGGCAGCCAATTTCTCCGCGAGATCAGCATGTGTTGCGTACTGCGGATGCGGATCGTCTGACGCAACGTGCGCGTCCAAGTTGCTTTGCCCCGTCTCGATCGCCTTTTTCAGATAGCGGGTGCGATTTGCAAGCTGCTTCGCCTGTAAGTTGTCGATTCCGTCCGGACCACCGACAACGGGATCCGACGTTTCGAGCTGATAGATGCCATCCTCCCATCGCTCGATCTCAATCAGGTTCGTCATGTAGTGATGCTCCCTCTTGTGTATTGCCCGTCTCGACGTGCTACGCCGTTATGCCGGATCGGCACGGCCGCATAGTCGAGCGCGGCCAGCTTGCTGCGCGCGGGCGCGTAACGCTCGATCGCCTGCCAAAGTTTGTCGGCCTGATCGCGCGTAATTGGCACGCCCAGCTTCACGATGTATTCGGCCCATGCGCTCGCTTTCCCATGCAACTGCTCGCCGTTGCGCACGATCGACCCGTCGCGTCGGCGACCGCTGCGGCCTTCGATGATCGCGACCTCGCCGAACCCGAGCCTGCGGATGACCTCACGTACGGCCCACGGCGTGCCCTTCTTTCGGTGCAGCGCCATCGACCCTTTCACGAGCGCTCGCCTTGCGTCCTCCGACTCGGCCAGCTCCCAACCATCGACGGCGAGCGCCCATGCGAGCCACGGCAGCCACGCGACCGGGCATCGGTCGGCATCCCACAGCGTGCGCAGGATCTCGGGGTCGACACTCGGCCGCATTACGCGAGCAAGCGCTGCTTCGAGCGGTGTCTGATTCGACGGTAGAAGCGGCTCACGCGTCATCGGCCCTCACCTCAAGGTTGATCGCGGTGCAATGCGCAAACTCGCGTGGACCGCACACGACATCGGACATAGGCGAACGCAGTTCGATGCGTGTGACGCCGCTGTCCGGTGCGTGCAACGCCCCGTCGATCGCAGTTCGCGGCATGCCAGCGCGAAGCCGTCGCGACTTCGCCACGACGCCGTCGAGCACCTTCCGGCGAGCATCGAGCACAATGCTCGGATCCGGGCCGCTGCCCACGTAGATCACGGCGTCGATCGCATACTCGATCTTCGTCGCAGGCTCTACCAGAACCGTGTCGTTGAGCGGGCGAACCGTCTCGGGTGATGCCTTGGCGCGGACCAGATCAAGCAATGCCTGATCCGGTATGCCGTCGCCGCGTGCGGACATGATCGTGAGCCGCACGGTGCCCGCTTCGGGGCGATCGACAGCGACATCGAGGACGTCGGCCGACGCGTCCATCGCAAACGCACGGTATGCCGCAAACGGTCCGGCCACCGTCGCACGCTCCATCGACATCTGCGCGCGCAATTTCAGGCGGTCGTCCGACTCCATGCGCCGCTCGACCGGCGGATTCGCTTCCGGATCGCCCACTTCGACCACTGCGCGCTCCGTATCCAGCAACACCGCCAGATGCTCAAGGTCGGCTCCTGTGGAGAACGCAAGCATCACGGCGCGAGCAGCATCATTGATTCGCGCCGCGAAGCGGATCTCGTCGTACGCGGCCAGCTCGATCAGCTTCACCACAGGGTCGGACTTCAGCGCCGCGGTCCAGTCCGGATAGATCGACTTGAAGTGCTCCAGCTTCATCTGGTACGCCGCTTCGAAGTCGAGCACTTCGACAAGATCGGGCGGATCCAGCGAAGCAAGGTCGATAATCGTCATGTTGGCACCTCGATTTCCACAGCCGTGCCGTCGTATTCACCACGAATCGCGAATGTTGGTCTGCCGTCGATGACCGACAGCACCTTGACCTGAGCGAGCTTGATTCGTGGTTCCCATCGGCCGATCGCCCGTGCGGCTTCGGCCTGTGCGGCAGATATCCATCCGCGTGTGATCGGAAGATCGACCATCAGCGGAATGTCCGACCCGTACTCGGGCAATTCCCGCCGCGTTCCCTTGCGCGTGCCGAGGATGTCGCCGAGGCTCTGCTTCAAGTGCGCGATGCCGGTGATCGGCGCACCGGTCCATCGGTCCATGCCGACGAGTGCACCGGACCGGCTCATCCGCGCTCCTCGACCCGCTTGAAGTCGGGATGCGCGTCGAGGTATTCGATCTGCGCGGCGGATGTTGTGATCGCCTCGCCAGACAGGACACGGAGCACGTCGCCGTTCGGGAAGACGATCACGCGGCTACGGAACCGCGTATCGAGAAACTTCGCGACGGGCGCGGCGGCCGGCATAGCAGCCGGCGGGTTGTCTTTTGTCATGATCAGCCTCTCAAAAACAAAACCCCGTCGAAGCGGGGCAAAGTTGCTTTTTCTAGAATCACTCAAAAACCACGACCAAGGACCGACACAATGAGCACCATCGATACAGGCAACCAAGCGACGACATCGACTCCCCGAACTCTCTCCCTCTGGCGCTTTCTCGATGCCTTGTCGCGCCACCCGGCAATGCTGGTCGTTCTCGGTTTTGTTCTCACTGGCATTGTGGGCAACCGCCTTACGCAGAAAGTCGACGAAGACAACAAGCACCGAGAAGCTGTCACAAAAGACCGGGATTCACTGCGGTCATCGATCGATGATTTGCGTTCGTCATTCGAGTTGTATGCCTCGGGAGTCAAACACCTCATGATGACGCTACAAGCCGGCGAAACCGGCGAGAACCGGCAGCAGGCGCTAAAGGACTACTCCGCGGCGTACGCACAGTGGGTGCAGCATCGAGTCACCGACTACACCTTGATCGAGCAGCGATTTGCGGACGCAGATGGCGGCGATATTGTCGTCAGCGTTGGCAACCTTTTGGAGATAGGCACCGAGCAGCTTGATAACTGCATTCAGAACCACCTTACGCGCCCCAATGTGCAAAAGCGCAGATCTGACAAAGCACTCGAATGCGAAGCAATGTTTCCTATCTCCGCGTACAACATCTCGTCGCGACTCTTGTCACTTCGGCTGTGCATGCGAATGCTCGGACTGAGCGTTCGGCCTCTACCTGCGAACGATTTCGATCCGCCTTCCGCGCGCAGTTTGCAAACTGGACGGTTGCTTCGGCGAATGGACAACGCCTGCTCGCCAAAAAACCTCGCCGGGCTTGATATGCCGTTGGGTAACGCGTCCTCGGCGGGGGCTTTTGCAAAGCCGTAGGCCAGCCAAGCGATACGCACGGTGGAAGCGCTCCG